ACGTGAAGATGACGAGATTGAAGCAGCCTAGTTTCTCCTCTCCAACTTGGCAGGGCTTCACGGCCCTGTCCTTTTTAATGGGATAGTAAATTGAAAAAGTACGCAGTGATGATAAACGTAGATGGTGACTTGATGTATGTCTCAGGCAATAATCCCTTTACAATACATGATGAACCACTATGCTTTGAAACGGTAGAGGAAGCACAGGAAGAGGCAGACAACTGGAACACAGCTATGTTAGTCGAGTTGACTTTCGATAAAGAAAAGCTAAACTAATGTTTGAGGTTGGTGGTCTTGTATGGTGGCAGTGGTGGATTATATTAATGGTAACAATCAACACCATGATAAATGTTATCGTGTTCTTTAAACATAGATTCAAGGGGAAACAAGATGATTGAAGTTACATACATTGACCACATGGGTAGCGATCTATCTGTTGTTAATGCTGCACGTGTGTCGTTTGGTAAGAAGAGCGAACTTGTGGAAGGCACAGTAAAACAGGACGAACAAGGTGAATACCTTGAGATGGTTCTGTCAGAACGTGACACCAAGCTAATCCGCTACCTAGCCAAGCACAAGCACATCAGCCCATTCGGACATGCCTTTGCATCGTTTCACGTCAAGGCACCAGTGTTCGTTGCACGTCAGTTAGTCAAGCATAAGTTCCTACGCTGGAACGAAGTGTCTCGTCGTTATGTTGATGATGACCCTGAGTTCTATGTACCTGATCAGTGGCGTGGACGTGCTGATAATGTGAAGCAGGGTAGCTATGGGTCTGTTGACCTTGACCCAGAACTAGCAAAGAACATGGTAGAAAGCTCTACGCATGACTACAAATATCTGTTAGCCAAGGGTGTCTGCCCAGAACAAGCACGTATGATCCTGCCTCAGTCTATGATGACAGAGTGGTACTGGTCAGGTTCATTAGATGCCTTTGCAGATATGTGTCGTCTACGTGGTATGCCTGACACACAAGCAGAGTCACGTGAGGTAGCCTCACATATCAGTGACAAGATGATGGAACTGTTCCCTACTTCATGGGCAGCCTTACGAGGATACGGACAATGAGTGAGATAAAAGTTATAGCCTTGGAAGAACGAGAGGATGGATCGGCACTTGTCAAACTAGACATGGATGATGCAACCTTCGGTGCTATCTTTAATTTCGGTTTTGTAGAGATGTTGCGTAAGGGTATGGAAGTTGAACTAGATCGAACCAATATAACACCAATGACAGACGAGGAACGTCAACGTGCCAGAGAAAAAGAAGAAGCAAACAAAGCCTAAGATTCTCATTGATGGTGACATCTTTGCGTACCGTGCTGCATTCTCCTGTGAGGATCAGGACGTTGAGGACGCAATAGATAAAGTAGACGACTTGATTCAGTGGTCTATCTATGCGTGTGTCTTGGAGTACGATGTCGAAGACTACGAGGTGTTCCTTACTGGCAAGGGAAACTTCCGCTATGACCTAGCTGTCACACACCCATACAAGGGTAACCGTAAGGATGTAGAGAAGCCACAACACTTGGAAGCTATCCGTAAGCACATGATCAAAGCATGGGAAGCTGTTGTCTCTAAGGGTGAAGAGGCTGATGACTTGATCGGCATAGCAGCTACAGAGATTGGACCTGAGGCTATCATCGTTACGGTTGACAAGGACATGCTACAGATTCCTTGTCGTCACTACAACCCTACAAAGGGTGAGCACAGAGTTGTGTCAGAGGAAGATGGTATGAAGTTCTTCTACAAGCAGATACTCACAGGTGACCGTGCCGATAACATCAAGGGTTTGTATGGTGTTGGTCCTGCTAAGGCAGAGAAGATAGTCGCTGAGTGTAAGACTGAGTCGGACTATTACCTTGAGTGTCTCCACCAGTACGGTGGTGAAGAGGATCGTGTCATTGAGAATGCCAGACTACTCTGGTTACGTCGTTACCCTAACCAACTATGGGAGCCACCACAGTGCGTTACAGATCAGGCTTAGAGAAACGTACAGCTAAGTTTCTACAGAAACACAAGGTAAAGTTCAAGTATGAAACCCTGAAGATACCTTGGCAACCAGCTATCAAGACGTACACACCAGACTTCATCTTACCGAATGGTATTATAATAGAAACTAAGGGCAGGTTCCTACCTTCAGATAGAATGAAACACCTCATGGTTAAAGAACAACATCCAGAATATGACATCAGGTTTGTCTTCAGCAACCCTAACGCCAAGTTATTAAAGGGTTCTAAAACAAGTTATGCAGACTGGTGTGAGAAACATGGCTTCCAGTACGCTAAGGAAACTATTCCTTTCTCATGGATCAAGGAGAAAAGGTCTTGACAATGCTGACTATAGAGGATAAACTAACAGTTCTGGCCGAAGACTTCGACACAGACTACGTGTTAGAAAACGCAGACATTACGAAGTATCATGTGTTCAAGCTACTTCACGAAGAAGGTCTACTGAAACTTGATGACTTCATTGACACAAGTAACGAAGAAGAAGAGATAGAAAGTTGGGAACAATGATTAATGAAACAGACTTAGAAGCATGGGAATACTACAGCGAACCCTTCATTAGTATGAACGAATACTCACAGATGGCATCGAAGACAGCTATCTATAAACAGGAACATGCTATCATCTACCCTGCACTGGGTCTTGCAGCAGAAGCTGGTGAGGTAGCTAACAAGGTAAAGAAGATCATGCGTGATGGTGTCTTCAATCGTGAAGCTATCGCTGATGAAGTTGGTGATTGTCTGTGGTACATTGCCGCATTGTGTCGTGACTTGAATGTTGATATGCAGGACGTTGCAATAAAGAACCTAAAGAAACTACGTGATCGCCAACGTCGAGGTAAGATCGCAGGAGAGGGAGATAAAAGATGAACAACCATTTACCAACAGACTACCAGTCTTTCATTCACACATCACGTTACGCACGTTACGTGGATGGTAAGGGACGTGAGTCATGGCCAGAGACTGTTGGACGCTACATGGATAATGTGGTACGTCCTGTGTTGGGTGATGACAGTTACGTCAATCAACTAGAAGAAGCTATCCTGAACTTAGAAGTCATGCCCTCTATGAGAGCTATGATGACAGCTGGCCCTGCCTTGGAACGTGACAACACAGCAGGGTACAACTGTTCATACCTACCTGTCGATGATCCTAAATCATTCGACGAGGCTATGTTCATTCTGTTGTGTGGTACAGGTGTCGGGTTCTCTGTCGAACGTCAGTACATTCAGAAGTTACCTGAGGTGCCTGAACTGTTTGACAGTGAGACAACAATCATGGTCAAGGATAGTAAAGAGGGTTGGGCTAAGGCATTCCGTCAGCTACTAGCTTTGCTGTGGGCAGGTGAGATTCCTAAATGGAATGTATCTAAAGTACGTCCTGCGGGTGCTCGACTAAAGACATTCGGTGGACGTGCCTCTGGCCCTGCACCCTTGGTTGACCTGTTCAACTTTGCTGTCAAAGTATTCAAGGATGCACAGGGACGTAAGCTATCGTCTATCGAATGTCACGACTTGATGTGTAAGATTGGTGAGGTTGTTGTTGTAGGTGGTGTACGTCGGTCAGCTATGATCTCTCTGTCTAACCTGTCAGATGATCGTATGCGTCATGCTAAGTCAGGTCAGTGGTGGGAACAGAACCCTCAACGTGCCTTGGCTAATAACAGTGTAGCATACACAGAGAAACCAGACAGCCTGTCGTTTATGCGTGAATGGATGTCTCTTGTGGAATCTGGTTCTGGTGAACGTGGAGTATTTAACCGTGAAGCATCTAAGAAACAAGCTGCGAAGTATGGCAGACGTGATAGCAACTATGAGTTCGGGACAAATCCATGTAGTGAGATAATTTTGAGGCCTTACCAATTTTGCAACCTTACGGAGTGCGTTGTCCGTGCTACGGACACTGTCGATGATTTGGAACGAAAAGTCAAGTTGGCAACTATTCTGGGAACTATCCAGTCAACGTACACAAAGTTTCCATATCTGCGAAAGGTGTGGGCAAACAATACAGAAGCAGAACGACTGCTCGGTGTGTCTCTCACAGGGATAATGGACAACCCTCTACTAACGAGTAAAAATCATGGCCTACCTAAAACTCTTGAACACCTTAGACAGGTTGCTGAGGATACTAATAACAAGCTCAGTGGTGATCTTGGGATTAACCCTAGTGCTGCTATTACATGTGTCAAGCCAAGCGGAACAGTCTCCCAGCTTGTCGACTCAGCCTCTGGTATCCACGCACGACATAGTCACTACTACATTAGAACCGTTAGAGGAGATAACAAAGACCCCTTGACACAGTTCATGATTGATCAGGGTATCCCTAACGAACCTGATGTGTTCAAACCTGACCAGACAACAGTGTTCTCATTCCCTGTCAAGGCACCTGCTGGTGCTGTTGTCACTGAAGACATGACAGCCATTGAACAGTTAGAGACATGGTT